CATTTTTATCAAATGTCAATAGATTTGAATCTTCAGTTTCTAGTGCTTCTAATGGAGCACCTTGTCTAGTTCTCTTAGGTAAAAACAAATCATTATTTACATAACCTTCTTTGTTTTCCCACTCACGTGCACCTAAACATGCGTTAATATATCCTGTGTTAGATAAAGCTACATTACACTTAACCATAAAGTCTTCAATTGTTGCTGCTTCAATTGCATCTAACTCAGTTCTTTTATTTACTACTTCAGATAAAAATACCATAGCTTTTAAAACTTCTGTATCTCTACTGATTTCATTACCGTTATTAAGAGTTGCATCTTTAAATGGATATGGAGAAAATCTTACTCTTCCTACTTGACCTTCATAACGTGGGCCATTAGGGTTATTCATATCTTTTAAGAAACCATTAAATTCTTCTGTTACTGGTTCTCCTTCTACATGTAATATAATATTAAATGCATCTGCATCATATGGTGTTTGATCAAATGTAATTGAGTTGATTTTCACTTTGTGATTACCTGTTCCAATTACTGGTTTAGTTCCACCTGATCCGGCAGACATGTCTTTAGTACTTAACATAATTTTTTCTTTTTATTTTTAATTAGGATTATTTATTGTATTCTTCTATACAATCTTTTACAAACTTTAGGTCATTAGGGATAAAATTATCCTCAAACATGCCCATTGGTGATTTACAGGTATTCTCTCCTGAATTTTGAGTTTCAAAACCGTATTCAAGAACACCATCATCATTTTTATTTACTTTACCAAACAATACTATAGAGAACAGACCTTCTAAAGTAAGAGTATTGTCAATCATTTTACCAATAGTCTTTGCTTTAATCTTTCTGTTTCCATTTATATCAGTTGAATCTTCTGAGTGAGTTAAGAAAATAACAGTTAGATCATCTCTCAAGTCTTTTGGAAGCTTTGCAACCATGGCTAAGTTAGCTGCAATTTGAGTGAATTTATCATAACCTTTTTCATTAGCTCTATCAAAATATTCAAAAGAACTCATATACTGCCAATCATCAACAACAATTGTTTTGATGTTTGACATTTTATCATTTACATGATTCATTGCTTTAATAATACCTGGTGCACTAGATGCAGCAGTTAAATTACCTTTTGGATTCTCTTTGCTAATCTGAGTATACTTACTCTTATAGCCTTTAAATGGTAAAGGTTTGTTTGCAATGTTTATAATGAAAGTCTCTTTAGGATCTAATGTCCTGATTGAGGTAGACTTTCCTGTACCTGAATCTGCTATTACTAATATACTTTGTGCCATTTAATTCTCTTTATTGAATGCGATTACTTGATCAACTTTCAACTCTGCCCAAATTTCTGCAAAGCGTATTAATTGTTCTTCTGTGTATTCTTGTTTACCTCCTGGGTCAAAGATAGAATCATCTTCACTTAACTCATCTGAGTGTAAGAATTCTTTTGCTGTTTCTGCCATAGTTATTTAATTAATTTATTGATTACTTTAGTTAATGTTATTAATGATTGATTAATTTCATCTAGCTTATTTACTATATTTGATGATGGTGTAGCGTCAGGATCAGCAATATCAAAAAGATGTAATTGTGGCTCATCTTTATGATCAAGACCTTCTTCAAGTGCAGTTTGTTTATCAAAACCTCTACCTGTTACATCATTGATTACTTTTAATTCACTAACTGGAATTAAATGTCTTTGAAATCCTGAGTTACTTGTTATTAATTCATATTCTTCTTTCCAATGTGGATTATACTTATGTAAGTATAAAGTTCTTTTTGGATCTTCTGAATCATAATCAATACTAACAAATTCTGTATATACATCTTCTTCTTTTTCTAATTCACTAGGAAAAAAACTTACATGTAAATCATCTTTACCAGAAGGCCTGTATGCCATCTTTGGAATATATAGAACATTATTATTACTATGTATATCAAAGTAATCTTGATGCTCTTCTTTTAATTTTGCAACTTTTTGCTTGCGTTGTGCAGGTGTTAGTCCCATATCTTTATTATTTATATTTTTTGTATTTATCATCTTCTTGATTGTTGAGCTGGTGTTGCCATCTCTTCAATTTGCATTTGTTCAAACTTTGCTTTGAAAAAACTCATTCTTGCATCACCATTTCTTGCTTTCAAGAAGTGTAGTACTAATGTTCTATCATTTTCTATCATGTATCTATCAGGTCCATAGAACCTAATCTTTTGTTTAGCTGGCCTATTGATACCTATTAACATGTCTGCATGCTGTAGCATTGCATCTGAGCCAAATATATCTGACTCTAGTATATAGTTACCATACTTACCATCTATAGCTCTATCCGGGTTATCTATATTCCTATTAAGTTGTGATAAGGCAATAAACAAACAAGGATAGTCTCTCTTACACTGAGTAAAGAACTCACCTAACTCAAATAACATATCTAATGTGTTATTTTGATAAGGTGCTCTTTTTACTAACATAGTATGATCTAAAGTAATTATAGTTTTTACACCTTTATGTAAATTCATATACATATCTATTTGCTCACGCATTTGATTTACAGTCATAGGTGTACTAATTATATCTACAGGATTTTTAACTCTACCTTTAGCATATTGATGACAATCATTTAAAGTAGCTGTATTTAATATAGATCCTGCACTACATAGTTCCTTATATGTTTTACCAGTAACAGAACTAAACTCTCTAATAGCTGAAGTTCTACCAACCATTTCAAATTGAAATTCTAAAACTCTAAATTTATCATCAGGATTAAGTGCAAAAGATTCTCTAATAATTTGATCTTTAATTAAAGTCTTACCACTACCTGGTCTACCACCAATTACAGTTAATGTATTCCATTCTAAACCATCTGTAGCAGCATCATTAAACTTAGGCCATGGAGTATAAATAGATTTCTCATCTCCAGTTGATCTAGCATGCATGTATTTAAGTGCTTCATTAAAAGCTGCATATTGTCCAATCCAAGATTCTTTCTTTTTCATACTACTTTTTCTTTAAAATGATCATCCTCTGTGCTAACTCCTTCTAGAATCATATCACAATAGTCTGCTAATGTAGAGTGTTTAACTCTATGTTTATCTTGCTTACATATAAAGTACTGACTTGTTTGCATATACATATAATCTGCATCTCTATATTCATTAACATACATTCTAGTTGCTTTATGCACTTCTTCCCATGTGTGGTCATATGTTTCAAAGAACCATCTAAATGCTTCTCCTAAAGCTTTGACATTATTTCTTGCAGGTTTACCACTTGGTAATTTTTTAGCAGGAAATATTTCTCTGTAGTTATTTATATTATCTACAAAGTTTTTACCCATAAGCTGTGAATCTGTTTTCTTTTTTGCTTTGATAAAATAATTATCTAGCTGCACTATAAGCAATTTTGCTTGTGGTGTCATAGTATATAGGTTATCTTTTTTAACTAAATAACCTTCCTCAACCAATGTATCTTTATCTTGTTGAGTTGTTTGTTTTAATGAAATTCCTTGCTTCATCCCAAACAGTATTAATGACTGGTTTGGGCTTAAGTTGGCTTTCAAGATTTTTTGGAAAAGTTCCCACATTCTTTATAATTTGTTTTAATAATTGATTACAATAGGATGGACAAGCGTATTAACTATATGGCAAAATTGCCTTTATGCCCACCCCACTGTAATACTTCTTTATGCCTGATTTATAGATGTTTAAGTAAAATTTAAGAGTTTTCAAAGATACAAAAATTTACCAATCTATACAAGTTTTACCTTGCTTTTCCAATGCTGTATTTATTTTATTAAATATACCTTTATGTTCCCATCTATCATTATTATATCTAGCAGAAATTGGATGTGCTACTTTAAATATTAATTGATTTGATAATAAAGGAATCCATTCTTCAGCTTTTCTACCCATTAATACAAATATTGTTTTAGGTTTATGTTTATTGAGATTATCAAATAAATATTCTGTAAAAGATTTCCATATACCATAATGTGAACCAATCTTATTAATTTCACAAGTAAATGCAGTATTAATTAACAACACACCCTGGTTAGACCAACGTCTTAAATCATTATCATGACCTTCATGTTCTCCATAAAGTGCCTTGAATATATATTGTAATGATTTTTCTGTTTTACCTTGTTTACTACAACTAAATGCTATTCCATCAGCAATTCCTAGTTGAGTATATGGATCTTGATTCACTATAACAACTTTTATATCATTATAATGACACTCATTAAAAGAATTAAATACATCTTTAAATCTTGGTGTAAATCTTTTACCTTGATTTACATTATC